CCAAGGCAACCCTGGCAAAAGAGCCTTGCCATTGAACGATGCACTAGCCCCTTTGGACTACGGATACCGAGAACCTTTGCGTGAACTAGGTGAAGTTGGCAAGCAATTCTGGGACAACATCTTTGGTGCCGGTGAATTATGGATCAGCATTAGAACTGACACCGAGCTTGTGCAGATGGTCTGTGAGCAACTCGATAGGCGTGAGCTAATCAAGCAGCAGATAGCAACTGACCCAACTGACCCAACCTGGTATCGGCAAGCCAACGAGATTGAGAAGCAGATAGTCCACAGTCTGTCTTTGCTTGGTTTCAGCCCTGCTGACCGAACACGCCTTGGCCTAGTATCTGCCAAAACCAAGAGCAAGCTAGAGGAACTATTGGCTAAAAAGGCTAATCGTGAATAGCTGGCCACCAGCCAATCTGACCCCTGTATCTGCCGAAGCTATCGAGCGTGGAGATGGCAAGTATGCCATTGAGTTCACCGAGGCATTTGGCTCTATCGGTAAAGACGGAATAGCTGGTCGAGCAGGTCAATCGCTTATCTTACGAGAGTGGCAAAAGGAACTAATACGCCATGTTTACGCCAGAGATGAGGATGAAGGCTTACAGTTTAGAACTGCTCTAATCGGGATGCCCCGAAAGAACGGAAAGTCAGCTCTATCATCAGCAGCCTTTGGTCTTTATTCCTTGATCGCTGAGGGTATCCAAGGTGGTGAGGTTTACTCAGTAGCCGCTGAAAAGGAACAGGCTCGCATCGTATTTGGTGAGGCTAAGCGCATGGTCGAACAGTCCGAGCTGTCTGAGCTTTGCACTCTGTATCGGGATGCAATCTTTGTGCCATCAACCAACAGCGTTTACCGAGTTGTTTCTGCCGAGGCTTATTCCAAGGAAGGTCTAAACCCGAGCCGAGTAATCATGGATGAGTTACACGCTCACAAAGACAGAACACTTTTCGATGTTTTCCAACTCGCTATGGGTAACAGAGGGAAGCTAGGACAGCTCATCGCTATTACAACAGCAGGTCAAAAGACCGACATGACAGGCCAAGACTCTATTGCTTACTACCTTTACCAATACGGCAAGAGAGTTGCCAGCGGTGAAGTAGATGACCCATCATTCTTTATGGCTTGGTGGTCAGCACCAGATGAGGCAGACCATCGAGATGTCGAGGTGTGGCGTAGGGCTAATCCTGGGTTTGACGATCTAGTTTCTAAGGATGACTTTGACTCAGCGGTCAGGCGTACACCAGAGCCAGAGTTTAGAACTAAGAGATTGAACCAATGGGTAAGCTCGATGAACGCTTGGCTACCCAACGGAGCATGGCAACCACTAGCAGAACAGCGAGAGTTGCTACCAGATGAGGACATAATCATCGGCTTTGACGGCTCTTTCAATGGTGACTGCACTAGCTTGATGGGTTGCACCATACCCAAAGAGGATGAAAAACCCTATCTATTTATGATCAAGACATGGGAAAAACAGCCAGAGGATACCGATGATTGGCGTGTAAACACCCAAGAAGTCGAGGATGTAATCATTCAATTCTGCTCAACTCACAATGTAAAAGAGATAGCTTGTGACCCTTATCGCTGGCAAAGGTCTATGGATGCGATGGCAGAGATGGGCTTACCTGTTATCGAGTTCCCTTCAACCAGCCCAAGTCGCATGGTGTCAGCCTGTGCCAAGTTCTACACAGCAGTAACCGAGCAGACAATGATTCACGATGGCGATGCACTACTCGAACGACACCTAACCAACGCAGTAGTAAAGACTGACAGGATTGGCCCTAGAATCGTAAAAGACAATCGAAGCTCACCACGAAAGATTGACGCTGCTGTTGCCGCTGTAATAGCCTTTGATAGGGCAACTGTTGGTAGAGTAGAGTCTGAACAGCTTGTCCCACAATTCTTTATCTAAGGCGGTCATGGCAACCATACTTCAAGTCGCAGGAGCTTCAGCCATAAGCATTGGTGCAGGGCTAATCTTTATTCCTGCTGGCGTAATTCTCGCTGGCGTGTTTGCAATCTTATTTGGCTTGGCTGCCGAAAGGAAATAACTAAATGCTCAACAATCTTTTCGAGTCAAGAGCTATCAGCTTTCAGACCATCTGGGGAACCGGTGGTGACATCGAGGTACTCAATCAGTCAGGCACAGTAGTCAACCCTGAAACTGTATTTAAGGTCAACGCAATCTTTTCAGCAGTCAGCCTAATCTCTGACACAATCTCTACCCTGCCGATTGACTCATACATCCGCAGAGATGGTGCAAGGTTCGCCTTTAGACCTAGACCAGCTTGGGTACAACAGCCTGACATTGACACCACTAAAGAGGCGTTCTACGGATCTCTAATTGTTTCTATGTTGCTTGATGGCAACGGCTTTGTACGAGTATTCAGAGATGGTGCTGGTCGAGTAATCAACATGACAGTCCTAAACCCTGCCAAGGTTGAGATTCGCAAGAACAAGGTTGGTGAAGTTGTTTACATCAATCAGGATGAGAACAAGCCACTAACTAAGAATGAAATAATCCACATCCCAGATGTCGTTAGACCAGGTGAAACCAGAGGCATCTCCAGAGTCATCGCACTCAAGGATAACTTTGGACTTGCTATCGCACTAGAGTCATACGCCGCTAGATTCTTTGGTCAAGGTGCAAGCACCAACGGCATCATCGAGTTCCCTGGCAACCTAACCCCTGAGCAAGCTAAGCAACTTGTTGACGGCTTCGATGCAAGACACAAAGGATTCCGCAAGTCACACAAGACTGGCGTTCTATCTGGTGGAGCTAAGTTTGTTCAGACCACAGTAGAAAACGACAAGGCACAGTTCATTGACTCACGCAGAATGGCTGTCGAGGATGTCGCTAGAGCGTTCAACATCCCACCTCACCTGCTAGGACTACCAGGCACTAACACCTATTCCAGCGTTGAGCAAAACAACATCGCCTTTGTGACTCACACACTCAGACCAATCGTTCAGAAACTAGAGTCAGCTTTCACACCTCTAATGGCAACCGAGCCTGGTGGATCAACAGCTTTTATCAAGTTCACACTTGACGGATTGCTAAGAGGCGATGCTAACTCACGCTTTACCGCTTACAGCGTTGGACTTCAGGCTGGATACCTAACCATCAACGACATCCGCAGACTTGAGGACTTGCCACCAGTTGACGGCGGAGAGATTATTCGAGTGCCACTAGCCAATGTGAACATTGACGCAGCCGAACTTGTAGCCACAGACAAGCGAGTCAACATGGCTCAGAAGCTAGTCAACTCAGGTTTCGACCCTGCCGAGGTTATGGCTGCTATGGGCTTGCCAGAGATTGCACACACCGGCTTACCAACAGTTCAACTACAAGGTATCGCTCAGGTAAACCCAGAGGATCCGACAGCAGCCTACGAGGTTGAGTAATGCCAATTACCACAGGTCACACCACTATCGGGCTAACAGCATCACTTGTTGACGGCACTAGCAACAGCGACTTTAGGCTTTCTATTCATAACGCTGATAACACAGCAAAGGTTTATCTTGGTGGCCCTGGTGTCACTATAAATAACGGATTGGGTCTTGAAAAGCTAACAACGATGCAGTTTGATATGTACGCCTCACAAGAGCTTTATGCAGTATCTGACAAAGCAGGACACATCATTCACTGGATGAAGCAGGTATAGAGATGCCTTACTACATTACACAGACAAACCCTGACTGCCCTAACTGGGCTGTTGAAAAAGAGGATGGCGAGTCAATCGGTTGCCATGACTCTAAGGAATCAGCCATTGACCAAGCTGTTGCTATCAGCATTGACGAGGGAACTGAGTTTGTTGGCGAAAGAGCCGCAGTCGGTTCACTAGAAGTTGGTGACTTTGTTTCTTGGGCACCACTTGATCCAAAGGTTGCCGCACAGGTCGAGATGGTTCAAGAGCAATTCGCTGTGGTCAGACTATTTGATTACGAGGATGGCATCTTTGAGCCAACCGACAAGATGATGGTCATAAATGTATTCCAGCTAGAAAAGATACCGACACCAAAGATGATTGCTGTCGAGCTGGAAATGGTCGAGGAAATTGACGAGCCTGACATCGAGGGTGCTAACCTGCCAGACAATTACAGACCAGCTCTAGCCGAGGATGTCCCAGAGGGCAGGGCTTGTGGCAACTGTTTCTTTTTTGATGAGTCAAGAGTCAACGCTGAGGGTGATAAAGCCTGGTGTGAGCGTTGGGATGACTTTGTTGATGGTGGCTACTACTGCAACGCTTGGGAATCAAACGATGAGGAACGAGCTATCAACCAAGAAGCCCCTGCCTACATGAGAGCAGCAGCTCGGCGTGGACTTGAGTATTACGAGGAAGGTTTAGCTGGTGACGGCGTAACCCCTAAGACAATCAGAGAAGCAAGAGAGATGGCCGAGGGTAGAGTGAGCGATGACAAGTGGATAAGGATTGCCGCTTGGATTGCTCGACACCTAGTTGACCTTGACTCACCAGATGCAAACCCAGAGTCCGATAACTACCCATCCGCAGGTGTGGTAGCACACTTACTTTGGGGATCAGGGCCAAGCAAACGAGCAGCACAAAGAACCCAAGACTACGCTGATTCGGTAGTTGCTAGAATCAGAGCAGAGGAAAATAATCGCATGGAAAACAAGAACAAGTGGCTAGATGTTGCCAGAGCAATCGCACTAAAGATTGACGGCCCACAGAATAAAGAGCCAGAGATAAGAACCAACAGCGTTGACTTTGAGGTCAGGGCTGAAGGTGACGGCATGAGCTTCACCGGCTATGCCTCAGTTTTCAATTCTCCATCCGAGGACTTAGGTGGCTTTGTTGAGTATGTTGCCCCTGGTGCTTTCAAGCGTTCCCTACAATCTCGCAACGAGGTAAAGCTACTTTGGAACCATGACTCAGGTGAGCCACTAGCTTCCCTCAGAGGTGGCACTATGCAACTAATCGAGGACTCAAGAGGTCTAAAGGTCACAGCCCAACTCCCCAACACAACCAGGGGAAGGGACATAGCCGAGCTTCTACGCACTAAGGTTATAGATTCAATGAGCTTTGGTTTCAATGTCATCAAAGACTCATGGTCAACCAACGGACAGACTAGAACCCTAGAATCTGTCAGATTATTCGAGGTAAGTATTGTGAGCTTTCCAGCCTACGGAGCTACAACCGCACAGGTCAGGTCTAACCCAACTATCAACCCTGACCAACTAGCCGATGCCCTGCTAAAGCTAGAGTCTGGTGAGGAACTTGACGAGGCTAACGCTAACTTGATTACTGATGTGGTCAACAAGCTAAAGGCACAGCCTGAGATTGAGGAAGTAATTGACAACGGCCTTGACTTGCTAGACCTAAAGAAAAAGCAGTTTGACCTTCTACTGAAAAGGATTTAGACATGGCTACCAAAGACGAGATCAAGAGCGCAATACTAAAGGTCGCTGGCAACCCATCAGTCGGCGTCATCGCTGACATGGCAGATGACCTAGCTAATGCAATCTTTGACCTAGACAACAAGAACTCGTATAACCCAGCCAAAGAAGCTAGGGTT